GACTTCTTTAAATCAATTATTCCTACGCTTTCTTCTTCCAAGAAATCTAAGCTAGTTATAGTATCAACCCCTAAAGGAACAGAGAATAAGTTCTATGATATTTTCTCAAATGCAGAGAAAAAGAAATCGAATTGGGAATGTGTTAAGATTTATTGGCACCAAATACCGGGACGAGATGATGCATGGAAGAAGGAACAGCTTGAAGCTATTTCTTATGATATGTCTATGTGGAATCAGGAATTTGATCTTCACTTCTTAGAAGACGGAACATCCGCATTGAATCTAGAAGTTATTGAACGTCTTAAAAATATGTGTCGTCCTGCGGATTTCACCTATGATTTCGGTGATTATCAAGTATGGCGGGAACCCGAAGCAAATAGAATTTATTCTATTGGGGTGGATGCTGCGGAAGGTGTTGGACAAGATTATTCAGTTGCCCAAATTATTGATATTACCGATCCAACAGATATTAGACATTGTGCAACATTTGCATCTAATAGACTACAACCGTATGTTTTTGCTGAAAAGTTGAATCAAATTGCACGGTCATGGGGTCGCCCGTTCTTATGTATTGAACGTAATAAAGAAGGTGGTCAAGTAATTGATGCATTATCTGAGGTTCACCAATATGATAATATTGTTCATTATACTATGAAAAATGATAAACGTGATGTTTACCAGAACTTAGGTATTTTCTGTCACCAAAATTCAAAATATACAGGTATTATGAATATGAAGTATTTCGTAGAACACTTAGAAGTCATGAAAATTCATGATATTGCAACAGTTAAGGAATTCGAAACATTTGTTCGTAAAGAAAATAAAACATGGGGAGCCAAAAAGGGTCATCATGATGATAGAATTATGTCCTTAATTTGGGCATTGATTATATTAGAAACCCATATTACTGAGAAATATTTAGAAGTTCTAGAATTTGACGAAACTGGTAAACCCACTAGAATATCTGATCCTAATCAAGAATTAGCAAATATTTCGTTCTATAATAAAGGTGACGGTACCTCTAATTATGCTCGTACAGGTGGTGCGCCTCTACCAGTTGTTTTCCAAATGGGAAAAAGTATCTTCAATTATAAAGAATATGATATGTCGAAATATGCCGGGAATGGTTGGACATTTGTTTCATAAATATTCATATGACTTCCAATTTCGATATTTATATAAATTCTATATTAGAGAATATAGAACCTCTTTTTAAGAAAAAAAACAATGACGGCACATACTCATTCACTGATAAAGCAGGTATTCCTCAACTTGGAGGAAAATCGTACAATAAAGATATGGCAGATCGAATAATGGATAGTAATAAGCTGCGTATTGAATTGGCAAATGCTCCAAAAGAAGATATTCCAGAAGAACCTGATATAGAAGATTTACCTATTACAGGAGAATATTGGTTTGATGGGAACGGAAATGCCCAATATGCTGACGGAGACATAGGAGATATGAACCACGAAGCATATGTTATACAAAGATGTGGATTAGAAGTAGCATCTTATTTTAATTTAGATTTAAATGATAATGATTTTTCCAGTTTAGAAGATGATATATTAAGTGATATACGAGACGAAGTAGATGACTCTTGGGGAGAAATAGAAAATGATCCGGCTGATGCAATAATCAAATACCTAGTGAATTTCTTTAAAATACCAGAAAATAAAGCTAGTGACTTGGTATTAACTGCATATGGTTCTACTACTGATGCAAGAGAATATGCTATTAAAAATTGGAATTGGATTCGTGTACATCGTACTAATATCGAAGTTAATAAACTGAATGTGGATACTCTTAGAAATGTAGCGAAGGGTATTAATGATGCATTACACCAAGAAGGAAACATGTATGAAGATAGTGCCTATGACCGAGCAGGACGTACAAGTTATAATATATCTACATATACCGGGAAACGATATTCTATTACGCTTGATGATATGCAAGCAGGTAATATTTCTGGATTGGAAGAAGAACCGAATGTGGCAGTAAGCGCAGCTTCCCAACAATTGCGTCAAATGGACATTGATGCCATGCCTAAATATTATCAAAAGAAAGGTGTAATAGGAGATTCATTTAATAATTACGTTCACCTTGTAACTAGAACCCTATTATAAATATTCATATGAGTAATATTAGACCAGAAGCCCCTATTTTAGGTAATGATTGTGCGGTAGAACCTATAAATCAATCATATTATACAGATGAACAGAGTGTTCTCAATGTATCAAGAAAGGATAAATTTCTATTAGTAATGGATGTTCCCCTTGCATTAAAGCCTTTATTACAGAAAGAAAATAGAATGTGTCACGGGGGAAATCTCGAAAGATTGAGATTTTCTGTGTGGGGATCAGTTATTCCAGATATTGCTGTTAATAAATTAGAAGTGAATTTTGGAGGACAAACTATGAAGTTTTCTGGTAATAGTCGTCCAACTTATCCACCAATCGTTTGTAACTTTACCGTAGATAATAATTATGATAACTATTATATATTATGGAAATGGTTAGATATTCAAAATGGTGCAATGGATGGTATGTCAGAAAATAGAATTAAAACATATTCCACAAATATTTCTATATTTCCCCTTTCAGAATATAATAAACCTGTTGCAGAATTTATTTATTATGATGCATTTATCACAGGTATTGGCGGTGTAAATATTAGTACCCGCGATGCTGCCGAAGCAGAATCGACCTTTACTTTTGATTTTAGTCAACTAAATATGAAACTTGTTTAACAAATAAGGATTTTTTGGGAATATTATAAATAGTATCTATATGGCATCAAGTCTTAATACTATTTTAAATTCACCGGGGGTTGCTATCAGAGAAATTGACGTATCTGGAACAACAACCACTAATGCAGGAACCAATGTTTTCCTTGCAGGTTTTACACCACAAGGTATTTCTGATGAACCTACCGTTGTATCATCTGTAACCGAATTCGAGCAACTTTTCGGTTTACCCCAAACTGCTGCGGAAAAATATACATATAATGCGATTACTCAGCTTCTGAATACTTCAAATGCATCTGTGTTGTTCACACGTATGCCTTATGGTTCTGGTGCAGGTATTGGTTATTCCGATTCCGTAAACGCACTTGTATTCCCTGTTATCGGTGTATCCGCTGTAGAAGTTAATCCTTGTGATTATTTCCGTTCTATTGATGAAGAATCTTGCCGTGTGAATTTCCCATGCTTATATACTTCTTACTTCGTAAACCCTTCTATCTGTTACGGTTCTTCTAATCTTAACTGTCCTCTAAATTCTTCAAATGAACAGGCAGGTTATCTATACATCCATGATCATCCAGTTCAATACGATTCTATCGTAACCGGATTTAAATTCGTTGTTGATAGCGACAGTTCACCAGAAGACTTGAAAATCTTCCAACTTCGTCCAACAGTTAACGGATTGAATACCGATTATTCCGTTGTTACTAGTTTCTCTCTTTCTTCAATCTATGCAAATATGGATGAAGATCAGTCAAATCTTTCAAATGACGGAAAGCGTCTTGTTGTTGATTTGACAAATACTAGTTTCGCAAGAACTTATAACGTTACTAATGGTTTACTTTCCGGTCAAACCTTGAGTGGTGTTTATGTAAGTGCAGGTGACGTATTCGGCACTTATTCTCAAGCAAGCAATCCAACATTGAAATATTTCAATGCAAGTTCTGATGTTGCTGGTTCTTACCAGACAAGTGTTACTATTCTTTCATCTTTGACAGTTGGAACAACCGTTTCGGTTGCAACTACTGCAAAGGATGCAACCAATCTTGACTTCTTAATCTCCTTCTGTGGTGTGCCAGTTGAAGCAGGTCTATCCTGTCAGACAATCACTGCATTGAACCTACAAGTTCCTGAATCCGATAGATATAATTTCTATCCTGTTGCAGGTGATGCACAGTTGAATGATGCAAACTTCTATGTTCTTGGTGAGCCAGTAAGCAAGACTCTTAATGCAAGCGAATATAACCTCCTTCAAAATGAACAATTCAATTGGAAATGTGGTGCATATGAAAACGTAAATGCAAGCCTTGACATCGCTAATAATGATGTTCGTGCAGGTATCGTCGTAATCAATACTGCGAAGACTGCCCAACTTGAAGACTTTAGCGGATACTATCTTGCTTTAAATGATAACTTAAATGTCAATCCTTCTACTGATTTCAACTCTATCACAAGCATTGCAGGTTATTACCAAGAAGTATGTCCCGGTGTATCTGGTGACTGGATTCACGTTCCTTCTGAACGCTGGAATTTCCAGACTAGCCAATTATTCAATGGTGCTGCTGGATCAATCTCTGAAATCGTTGAAAACGGTGGTGGCGTAGATTTCGGTACTAAGAATTATAATGATTCCCTTATCGTTACTCTATTCAAACTTCGCCCAACACAATTAACTGAAACTATCAATAAACTTGATCAGATCAAAGTGGAACAATTCACTGGTTCTCTTAATGGTGATAGAAAAGTTAATGATGCCTACGGTGGTCCTCCACGTTCTTACTTCCTTGAAAATTCTGTTTCCAAGAGCAATTACTTGAAAGTTATGGTTAACCCATATCTTGCTAAGAATAACTGCTGGACAGATGCAACAGGAACTCCTCAAAAGACTGTAAGAATGTTCCGTGATATGACTGGTGGCGTGTTCAATAATTTCGATGCACAAGCACAACTTCGTGCATATGGTGATAATCTATATGGTGTCGGTTCTTATAACGGTTACTGCCGTGATTCCCTTTATACTCTTTGCCAGAAGAAAGATATTGGTAATCTTCCTGCTAAACTTGAAAGAGCACTAACCAACATTGAAAATCCTCTTGAATTCCCGATTGACATCACAATTGATAACGGTCTTTCAACTATTTGGGCTACTCGTGCAAGTGTATCAAATGACAACTGTATCACAAATACAAGTGTGTGTTACAACTACGATGATTCCTACTTCGTTGATACTGAATCACTATCTCCTTATGATGGAACTTCAATGAATTCTCCTCTTATTGATGCATGGACAACAGTGTATAATATCTTCGATTCTTTCGCTCGCTTTACTCGTAAGGCTAACGGTGGAGTAGGACACTTACATATCCAAGACCCTCTACGTCAAATCTTTGTTAATGGTAAGGACTATAAGGTAGTTAACCGTCAGAAAGGATTGTTACTCGATCCTACTACAGGTCAACCTACTGATAAGTATGCATCATTTAGCAGAAATATTTGGGCACCACTTCGTAATCTATTTGCTGGAACAGATTCCAACTATTCAGAAAGCCATGCTAACTGGATTAAGGGATATGATGCAAATACTGACTCTTACACATGGTTCGGTCCTTCTGCTTTCAAAGCTGCTCTCTATGCAAGAAATGATAAGAATCAATACCCATGGACTGCTGCTCTAGGAACTCAGAACGGTGCAATCGCAAATGTTGTTGACTTAGCAATCAATCCAAATCAACGTGAAATGGACTTAATTACTAAGATCGGTATCAATCCTATCCTTAAGTTCCCTAACACTGGTTATCTTGTTTACAATACCTTGACTCTTCAAAAAGAACCAAGTGCTCTACAAGAAAACTATATTCGCAGAGGTCTTCTATGGTTGGCTAACTCCCTCCAAGCAAATCTTCGCGAATTCATTGGACAACCTAACACAATCATCACTCGCACAAGAGTTAAGAATAAACTAAATCCTATCCTTCAATTCATGAAAGATAATGCTGGTTTATACGGATACGACATCGTTGTAGATGAACGTAACAACACTTCTGAAAGTATTGATCAAGGCGTTATGAATGTTGCAGTCTATGTGCAGCCAACACGCACAATCAAGATGATCATTGCAGACATCGTGGTTAATAGAACCGGAGTAACTCTTAACGAGATATTCTAATAAATTGAAACAAAAAAGGCGGGGAGAAATCCCCGCCTTTTTTTATTGTTTAATTATGAAAATATCTGGCAAAGTGACTACTGATGTTATCTTGCACTGCCTTAATATCAGACATATACTGAACGATTGCTTGCTCCAATACTTCTGTATTCCGCATATATTTCAACTGTTCTTCCACTTGTTGTAAACTAGTGAGAGTAGAAGCTAATCCGCCATGAGCCTTTGCGATATATCTCCCTATAATTTGTTCAGGTTGATGTGGGGAGGTTTGTAATATTGATTCATATAAGTTTTCTAATTGCGGAGATTCCATATTCAGTATTTATATTGAATTATTATTATAATAAATTAAATACTACTATATGATAGATGCATCTAATCAACCCGACTTAGACGACGTGCTAAATTCCCTAAGCACCGTTAAACAAGTAAACAATGAAGTCAAGTCAACACCAGTTGAAAATTTAACTGATGATGAGACGTATAATTACTTGATGAATAAATTGCGTCAAACAATTGATTCAAATGCAGAAGTCATGGAACAGACTAAGGATTTAGTTAATCAAGTAGGGACATCTGAATACATTGAGGCACATGCGGCAGTGGTCAAAAGCCAATCAGAATTAATTAAGAATATGGTAGGTGTTGTCATCGAAAAGAGAAAGATGGATCAGAATAAAGAACTCAAAACCCGTGATCTTGATCTTAAGGAAAAGAGTATCAATAATAAAATGGTGACACCTGAATTAACCAATGGTGCGGCTAATCCACAAAATAGCACATTTATCATTGCTACTAGAGATTCTATTTTTGATAGTTTATTCGGTTCTGATGAAGCCAAGAAAAAAGCTGAACAGAAAATTAAAGAAGCAAATGGTATCATTATTGATGTCTAAATAAATTGACATCTTTCTACACATGCGGTATCATGTGGTATGAAAAGAGTAACATATAATGAGTGCGGGTTCGCAGATATTTTCCATTTTGCCGAAAGCAAAAATATTGCTTCATGGAACGAATGCTGTGACTTATTTCACCGATCAGGAATCCTTCAATATGAGGCACCCACAGATATTTATCTAGCCGATATTGAGGATGAAATGAAAGACGAAGAAGATGATTCCAAATATAAAAAAGCATATCAAATTCTCATTGATTTTATGAATGAAAATCACGTTAAAACAATGCATGTAACCGGAGCATAATAATGAAACTTAAAATACTAAAACCGAAAAAAGTTGTAAAATATTGTCACAAATATAAATTTAATATCAAATTTATGATTGGCGATGCGGATGGATATGAATATGCACTAGTTTATGTCGATGAAGATGATACCAAACTGATTCCTTTTATTGAATTCTTAAACAGATGCAAAGATGCATATCCAGATGGTAGGGGAGGTGGTAGACGTGATGAATATGATCATATTGAAGGTTTTAATGATTTCGTGGAAGGCGGAGAAAACGTAGAGGAATCTATCTATTTTTGCTGGCCTTATGATTCATATGGTGATTGTCAAACTACTCTTTGGTCGTATGAATTGACATACTTTGACCATGATGGTATCGAACATTTAGTAGAAATTGAAAAATAAATTATGAAAAGATACTTTACAAGTGATTGGCATTTAAATGAAGACCGTATTGGTATTAACGGAAAACCCAATCTTTTCTATAGACCATTTACTGATATAATACAACAAAATATTATTATATTTGGAGAACTTGCCAGATCATTATTTAAAAATGGTGATGAATTGATACATTTAGGTGATGTTATATATAATATTTCAGAAGATATTACGGTGTCTTTTCTAAATCTTCGAAAAAATATGTATCCTGACTCTAAATTTACATTAATTCTTGGAAATTATGATGATAATAAGAAGGAATATTTGTCTAGTTTTTTTGATGAAATTGTAGAAGATAAAACTATTGAAATCAAAGGTAGAGAATATTATCTTAATCATTATCCTTTTAACTGTGTAGATAAACCTTTTTCTCTTACAGGTCATATTCATGGACTTTGGAAGGTTCAAAAGAATATGATTAATGTTGGAGTTGATGCATGGCACTTTAGACCTGTATCAGAAGATGAAATTGATTTCTGTAGAACTGCTTGTGAAAAGTATTACGATAAACATGTTTTCCCTTATTAAATTATGAATGTACTTAGATATGAAACCCCTGAAAAAGAGTTTGGGCAATATACAGATAAACCTATTGTTTTTCTTGCAGGACCAACAGTTAGAGGTAATCAACCTCATTTAACATCGTGGCGATTCGCTGCGATTGAAGAATTTGAACGACAAGGATTTGATGGAACTTTGATTGTTCCTGAATTCACTGACAAATATGAATCAGATCAATACAGATATGATATTCCTGAATGGGAATTTGCTGGATTGAAAATTGCTGATTGTATCATGTTTTGGATTCCCCGAACACGGGAACTGATTGGATTAACTACTAATTGGGAACATGGATATTGGGTAGCTAGAGATAGAAGTAAAATTGTATATGGTCGTCCTGATGATGCATATCGGATGAATTATCTTGATATTATGTGGAGAGCAGATGCAGCCGAATCAAATAATCTCGCTATTGATGATAGAATCTATAATGAATTACCTGTTACCATTGAAGCATCTATTACACTTGCTAAACATAAACACTACTTTAAATTAAACGACGGATGAAATTAGAAGTATTAAAGAATCAGTGGGATGAGTTCAATTTAGATAAAGACTTTGCATATAAAGATGGCAAATTTTACGATATTTATTGTTCTGCTGGAACATATACAGCAGGGGCATGTTTAGGACGAATGCGGGCCATTATGGACGGTGATAAAGTTTTACAATGGATTTACCCTTTAATGGGAGCAGGTGTTTATAAAATTATAAACAAAGAAACTATTGAACAATATAGAGCAATGGTATTATTATATGATATGAAACAGGTGCCGTATGTTCCTTGGAAAGAACCTACTACTCCTCAGGAAATATATGATTTCAATGTTGGTTTGGGAGGCGCATGATAGAAAAGAGAAAACCCGGTCAATTGACCGGGTTTTCGTGGATTTTTCTTTCTCTTAACTATTAGTTAGAAACTGAATAGATAGGAAGAGTAGCAGCAGAGGCTGGAGTTAAGCTTGAGCTATAGTGGTTACGATCAATATCTTTCACAATGATGATGTGATAGAAGTTTGAAGCACCCCATAGGGAGTCAATAACACCGTAACGAGTCATCATACCAACATTTGGTGTCATAGTGTGAGGACTGATAGTTCTCTGCACAAGCACTGGAATGTATGGACAATACACGATACCGGTATCATAGAATTCAGAACCTTTATAACCTAGAAGTGCATATTCGATAGAAGTTGCACGAACACCGGCTAGATACTGAGCTTCGGAACGGGTGTCACGATAGATGTTGAACTGTCCTGCAAGAGAACCAACGCGAGCTACACCATTTGGGTGAACTTGGATATTGGAACTGATTTCAAACGGACGGAATTCAGGAAGCAATTGAAGGATGGTACAAACCTTAGGAGTTGCAACAATGAAGTTAGCAGAACCTTGACCTGCATTTAGTGCAACCTGAATCATACGGATAACCATTTCACGGTCGATTTCTGCCTGAATTTCATAGCTCATCGCGTTTGTCATTTCAGCATCAATGTCGATACCATTCATGTTCATCAAGTCCTGTTCAAGTTCCATAGACCAGCTAGTTCCGAGCTTACGAGTACCTGCTTCAACAGCAGTCTTTTCGATCTTAAGAGACATAGTAGGAATATTGCTTGAAGCTTCAAAGTGACTTAGAAGTTGAGCAACACCAGAGTCAATAGCTGGAACGGCGAAATCAGCATTACCTGATAGACCAGCAGCAGTGATACCTGTGTGAGCAGTGTATAGCTTTTGATAACCAGCTTCACCAGAACCTAGATGGTTAGTGTTAAACGGCTGACCGTTTGGATTCCACTTGGAACTAGATGCGGTACAATTCTTGTCGTCATACGGACTACATCCAAGAGATGTCTGATCGTATTGATAACGAAGTGCGAAGGCAAGACCTACAGGACCACTCATTGGCTGAACACCGACGATTTCATGAGTAATTAACTCAGGGAAAGTACGACGGATCATAGGAATAAGTGTCTTAGGGAGACGTGCATCGCCGGGAGCATACCAATCGGAAGAACCTAGTGCGTTACCGTATTGACCGTTAACTGTAGGTGCGGAACCGGGAGTACCACCACCGAACGGAGTTGAAGCGAATGCTCCACCTGCGATCATACCATTTTCCTGAATCACGTTAGGACGTAGGAAACCTTGCTGTTTGAGGTAGTTTTCTTGGTTCTCAAGAATGATTGATGTTGCCAATTGTTTCTGATAACCTACGATTGGCGCGGTTTGGCTGTCAGTGAATTCGAGTATTTTACTCCATTTGTTGATTAGTGAACGCCCACGGTCTTTGTTAATAAAAGCCGGAGCACTGTCGATGTATTGTGATGATGGATTTACCATATATATTTTATTTAGTCTTTATCAATTAATTTCTTGAATTAAGGATGCCCATATACATATCTTCTAGCGGATTTGCAGAAGATAGGGGTTGTCTCTTTTCAGTACTTTCAATTATTAGTGCATCACCGGAAATTTTAGACCGATCAACGTTAGAAATTGGTTGCTTGTTTTCATTCACAAGAGAATTCTTATTCTTCTTTTCTTGAACTGCGAACATATCAACTACATAGTCGAAGTTTTCTTTAACTACTTTTAGTGGTTTATTTGCTAAACGACTACGAACAAATTTTGCTGCATTAGCTGGAAGGTTTGAAGATTTTTCTGCAATAAAGCGGGCAACTTCTTCTGATTCCTTGGACTGTCTCAATTGAGCATTTTCACGAATGAGACGATCCACTTGCTTCTTACCATCAACGATGGCTTCCTTAATATTATCTTTAACGAAAGATGGATCAACGGCAAGAACCTTACGAGCTTCGCTTAGAAGATTGTTAACGTGAGTATTCTTTGCAGCTTCTTCAATAATTTCTTTAGGAAGATTCTTGTCGATATACTTTTCTAGGAAAGCATCAACGCCTTCAACCAGTTGCATCTTGTGATCAAGAGCAGTCTTCTTTAGAATATTTTCATAATTCTCTTTAAGTTGAATGAGCTTATTCATGTGATCAGTATTGAGATTTTCAACTACGAACTTAATCTTAGCCAAATGATCTTTATCAATATTTTCCTTAATCACTTTAACAAGATGTTGCATCTTATTGGTGTAATCTTCTTCCTGTATCTGTTTAGCAGATTCAACTTCAAGAGTTACACGGGAATCAACTTTCTCGTTAACTTTGGATTCGACGATTGTTGCAATCTTTTTCATTGTTTCTTCATTAAAAAGATTTTTATCAATCTGTTCAAAAATAGGTTGTAATTCATTTAACATATAAGGATTATTTATTGAAATAGTTATATTTTCTATTATTTTATCTTCGTTAAATCTTTTTTAACATTCTCCAATGCTTCATTGAATCGCTTATCCACTTTTTGTTTAACAAGGGTATTAAGGTTTTTATCGGCATCGGAATAATTTTCCATGGATAAATTATATAGAAACTTCTGCATATGTGATTGTGCTTCGCTAGTCATAATTAAATATTTATTGTTTATGTAATAGAAAACAATAATTTGCGTAACTCCGAAGAATATGTTATGATATTGGTATGACAACAGTAGTTAATTTTCCAAGAAGAACCATGCGGGAATGGTCCACCTACGTTGATCCCGGTAAAGCTATCTGGATTGCGATAGGAGAACCCGATAATTCGTATAAGAAATACGATGCCGTTCGAAACCCATTTCTAGATGAATTGCCTAATTTACATATCAAATTTTGGGATTTAACTATTCCTGTACCTGCCATAGGAGGAACTGCTGACGGAGCAATGGTATATCCACCAACCGCAGAAGATGCTAAAACCATTGTGGATTTCATTTTAGCACATAAAGGAAAGCATGTTTTTGTCAATTGTCGCGCAGGTAAATCCCGTTCTGCCGCTGTAGCACAATTTTGTATGGAATTACTAGGGTATGAATGGACCGGAGACGGTAGAAGAATCGCCGTCCCAAACCCTACATTATTCAAATTGATGAAAGAATATTATCTATCATTTAATCCAGAACCAGTCAAAGTTATAGACAAAAGAAGGAAATTTTAATATGAATAAAACACTAAAAGATACCGTTATAGAACTGCGTATGCAGTTGGGTAAAGCATGGATGAATTTTATAAATTATAGAAGTATTACCAATATTGAAGAATTTGGTAAACTTCGATTAATGTATAACAAGATTGAATCAGGGCATAAATCCCGTGCAAAAAAACTATTTGATTCCTTGCAGTCAGAAACTCGGGGAAAATTACCTAAATGGTTATGGGAATATTTTTATCCTAATGCTATTTTCAGAACATTTAATGAATGGCATTCGCGTGGACGGGTAGTACGCAAGGGTGAAAAAAGTATTCGAAAAGATGATACAGGAATCGCACTATTCATGTTAGAACAGACAGTTATTCCTGATCATGTTCAACGTGCTAGAGGTAAATTGATTGATGCAATTTATAGTGCAAGTGAAGCTGCGCCATATGATGACGATTATGCGGATTATGATGCAATCAATAAAGAACTCCAATCATGGAATGGAACAGTTTCCTATCCTCTTAAGAAACAAAAAGAAAATAATGATCCATATGCATATGAACCACCTTTCGAATATTCAACAGGATATAGTGGTTGATTTTCAAAAAGGATTCTTTGAAAAGAATGATAGTGTCAGGTAAATAGTTGAAATGATTATATTCAATGCGGCACAATTTAAAATTTTCCCACAAGTCAGTGGAATATATAAAATATCATTCACTAATAGTAATAGTGGTAAATGTTACATTGGGTCATCTATTACTATAAGGAAACGATGGATAACACATCTACGTGCGCTATTATGTAATAAACATGTTTCAAAAAAGTTACAATATGCATATAATAAATATGGAAAAGATAATCTATATTTGGAACTTATCGAAGAGTGTAATAAAGATGAATGCGAGCAAAGGGAACAACATTATATAAATTTATACAACTCATATGAGTATGGTTATAATTCCAGACCATGTGCTAGTAATCAAACAGGATTTAAACATTCGAAAGAAACTATAACATCTTTTGAAAAGATGAAGAAAGAACTTTTTGAAAAGTATAAAAAAGAAAATACCGTACAAGTATTACAATTATACAATGATAACTTTTCTATAAAACAGATAAAAGAGATATTATCACTTGGTAAATGTGTCGTTACGCAAATTCTTAAAGATAATAACATCAAAATTAAAAAACGAGCAGATTATATTAAAATTCCGATATATCAATATGATAAATATGGAAACTTTATACAAAAATGGGGGAGTTCATACGAATGTGCTAAAGATATAAATATCTTTGAGAGTAATATTCGACGAAGTTTACGTACCAACGGCATCACTAATGGATTTGTGTTTTTTTACACAGAGAAACAACAA